CATCGGCGGTCTCGGTGGTGTCGAACTTGAGCTGGGCCAACGGACCGTCGACGTAGCGGATGTCGTAATCGGTGGCCGCGAGGGTGGTCAGCACGTCATCCTTGCGGTACTGCACCGACGTGACGGCACCAAAGGGGAAGCCTTCGATCACGCAGTCCTTGAACCCTGACAGGTACTGGTGTTTCGTCGCCGTCCCGATGGTGATACCGGTACGCCGCTCGACGTATGCCTGGGCGGCCTGCACGAGGCGGGCCAGTTCAGCATCGTCCTCGCGTATCTCGACGCGCAGGGCCTTGCGGAGGTTGTCGAGGGGAATCCAGAGCATCTGTAAACCCGGGGCGGGGTGTTATCCCCGCCCCGGGGAGGTGGTCAGGCTGGTGGAGTTAGGCCAGCCGGAGAGAAAGGATCAGCCCGAGGTGGTGAACGTGATGCCCGCGAACGCCTCAGGCAACAGCACCTTGAAGTCGTAGCGGGCGTAGGTGTAGAGGTTCACCGCGAGCGTGCTGGCGCCGCTGTACGGGTCGACCAGCATCTGCATCCCCTGCCGCTCGAACATCGTGCAGTAGTCGTAGTTGCCGACGATGATGCGGGCGTTCGTAATCTCGGTGCTGTCGCAGCTCTGGCAGAGCATGTACGGGATGCCGTAGATGGTGCCGGGCATCCCCGAAGTGAGGTCCTCGGCGGTGCCGGTCTTCCAGAGGTACTCGTTGAGGCCCGTGATCTTGATCTTGCGGATCGCCTTCAGGGCGTCATCGTTCATCAGCCAGAAGAAGTTCCCCGTACGGTACTGCGGGGCGACCTTGTGGACGCAGTCAATGATGTTGTCGCCGGTGAGGTTGGCGTACTGAGCGCCGCCCGCCTGCGTCTGGCTGGCAGTCACCGGGGCCTTCTCGAGACCGTCGGTCCAGGCGTTGGTCACGCCGCCCTGGATGATCGCCTTCTCGAGCAGGATCCGCATCGAGTCAGCCTGCTGCCGCATGATGTAGCCCTGCATGTCGGGGTTGCCGACGGCGTCGGCGAGGGCCTCGATGCTGGCCGTGGTGCGGCAAACGATCTTCTTCGGGTCAACCGTGACCTGGGCCGAGAAGCTCGGGTCAGAGGCGGTGATCGAGGAGTTCTCGTCGACGAACGCCGAGGTGGGCAAGGCGTTGCCGATGGCAAACTTCTTGTCACCGTCGATGCTGAGCCGCTGCACCCGACCGAGGAAGTTCGTCGGGGCGTAGAGCCGCTCCACCAACGTGCGGTACATGTCATCGGGCAGGCCGATGTTGGTGGTGCTGCCGGTGATCGCACGCACTTCGGTCGGGTTGCCGGACGCGAGGTAGCGGAAGAACGCCGCCTTGTACTCGGCGGTCGCGGTCGACGCCCGCGGCTCGGTCACCTGGGTGGGCGCCGGGGCGCTGCGGGCGTTGGACGCCTCGAGCGACTTCGCCCGCTCGAGCCGGGCAGCGTTCGACAGCTGGTGCTCGAGCTTGATGGCGTCGGCGTTGAGGCGGTCGTACCGCTCGTCGATTTCCGCCGTGGAAAGGGTGGTGCTGTTGAGCACCGTACGCATCTCGTCGGCGAGGCCGGCGAGCTTGAGCTTGACTTCGTTCACAGGAGGCTCCGTATTTGCAACTCGCGTGCACGCAGCAGGCGAGGGGTTTGCGATGACCTGAGCGCCGCTTCCGTCTGCGGGTAGGCGGCTTGAATGACCACGCTCACCTCGACCAGGTCGACGTCGAGGAGCGTGCGGGTGTTTCCGTTCCACTCGTCCTTGCGGACGTTGAACCCGAACGACATCTGGCCGTCCAGGTCGCCCCGCTCAAACAACGCCCGCACGTCGCGGCCAAGCGTGGTGTCGGGCAGGTCGGCCTCAAAGCGGAGCCCGCGGGCGTCACGCTCAAGGCGGAGGGTCTTGGACGTGCGGCGGGCGAGGAGCTGCCCCGGCTCGTGGTTGTAGAGCAGCAGGACGTCGGGGTTTTCCTTGAGCGTGCGGTCGAACGCCCGCTCGTCGATCTTCTCGACGAACTTGCCACGCGGCCCGTACAGGTCGAGGCTCGGCTTGCCGAACACCGCGGCGTATCCGTGGAGGGTGCGGCCCACCGTCTCGGCCGGTGCGTATCGACGCTCAAGCGAAGTCATTGACGGCCCCCGCGGTTTGGCTGGTGTCCTCGCCGGCGTTGGTCTGGCCGCCGCCGGTGCCCATGTTCTTGGCCAGGATGAACTTGTCCCCGTCGGCGACCGGCTCGAGGTCCAGCCGGGCACGGGCCTCGTTGCGGGTCAGGATGGACGATTCCACGCCCGTCCTGAGAGCCGCCATCGTCTCGGCCAGCGTCGGCCGCAGCAGCACGTCGAAGTCCCAGACAACCCGCCCGCTGCCGCCCATGACCTTGCGGCGGAACTCCTGGCCGTACTGCTCGGCCCAATGCGATAGGCAGCCCTCGACGTAGATCCGCATCAGCATTTCGAGGCCCGAGATGCTGCCGCCCGCGGTGTCGTTGAGGTAGGCGTTAGGCACGCCGAACACGCGGGCGATTTCCTGCACGGTGAACTGCGATGCCTCGACGTACACCGAGTCCTCGAGGCTGCCCCCGATGGTCTCGATCTTCATGCCCTCGGCGAGCACCAGCGGGCGGCCGGAGTTCTCTGAGCCGGCGTGCCGGTCGACGTAGCTCTGGGCGATCCGCTGCTGTGCCTCGGCCGAGAGCGGGCCGGGGTGCACCAAAGCGATCTTCGGCACGCCCGCGTTGGCGAACACCGCATTACCCGTCCTGGACAGGTTGATGCCCATCGAGAAGGTCTCGCGGGCGGTGCGGATCGGCGAGCGTCCCCAGATGCCGTCCGGGGCGGTCAACGCCCGCAGGTGGAACACCTCGTCCATCTCGAGGAGGCCCATCGTGCTGTGGCGATAGCGGACTGTCCCGCCGGTGGTGTCGAGCGTCACCGAGTCGGGCAGCAGCAGCTGCAGCTCGGCCACCGCACCGCCGAGCCGGCGGATGTACGCGAAGCTGTTGCCGTACAGCAACGCGTTGGTGAGCATCGCCCGCCGGAACTCAAACTGGGTGTGCCAGGGCGACGGGTCACCCTCGAGCAACTCGGCTCCCGCGCCTCCCTCGGCGCGGGCCCCGAGCCGTCCGATGTCGCCGGCAATCAGTGAAACGGCGCGATAGGCCGCAGCAACGCGAAGGGCTCCGGCCTCTGTGACGTCGACCGGCGCAAGCGATGCCACCGGCCACCAGCCATAGTTGCTGATTGCCGGCGCAGCGCGCCAAGATAACTTTTCGCGCAGCCAACCGAGCAACGCGACCCCCGGAATGTCTCAGACCACGCCATCCGCCTCGTACACCGAGGGCGGGCGGCCGGCCTCTAGCGAATAGGAGTGTACCGCCATTAGCGCAGATACAAGGGGGTCAATGATCTTTCTGCCAGATTTTACAGGACGCATATTCCCGTTGTTGTCCTGCCAGACGTCGACATCGGCACAGGCCCGCCGCAGGACCTCGTCCTGCTGGGCCACCAGTCGTTTGCTTACCCAAAGGTTCTGGAACAGCTGGCACGCTGGCCCGAACATGGCGATGGTCATGGGGTACTCGACCAGCGGCAGCTGGTCCTGGTGGGCCAGCACCTGGGCGAGGTACGTGCTGCCCCACTTGTCGAACGCGACCTTTCGTATGTCAAAGAACGCCCGCCACGCCGCCAGCTGGTCACGGATCGCCTGGTAGTCGACCTCCCGGCCCGGGGTCATCACGACCCTGCCCTCGTCCTTCCAGCGGGTCAGGGGAAGCTCGTACTCAATCTCCCGGTCCCGGGCCGATTCGGACGGCCACCAGTACCGCCCGACCAAAGCCACTCGGCCGTCCGGCAACGGCACCGCCGCGACCAGGGCGGACATGTCGAAGCTCTTGGACAGGTCGAGCCCCAGCCACGCAGGACGCCCGCGGAGGGCCTCCAGCTCCACGGTGTCCTCGGGCCAATACGCCATCTCCAGCCACGCCTGCGAGCCGTACTGCGGCCTGCAGAGCTGGTAGCGGGCGAACTCGTTCCGCTTGATCTTGGACACGCTGTGGACCGCCCACGCGTGGCGGAGGCTTTCCACCGTCGGCTGCACCGGCAATCCCGGGTTGGCCTTCACCCAGCAGCCTTCGTCCTCGAGGGCGTCCCCATCATCGACCCCCCATAGCCAGTATTGGTTTCCGTCGAGTCGCAGCTTGCCCTCGAGCACCGCCTGCCCGGTCTTGACCTCGTCGGCGTACCAGTTGTCCTGGTTGTTGCCGGGCGTCGAGATGATCACGCCCAACGACTGCTTCCGTTTGGCCGCCGTGGTGGTCAGCTTGGAGGCGAACCGGCCCCGCCATTCGTGGGCCTCGTCACCGATCCACAGGCTCGGGTTCAGGCCGTCCAGGCTCTTCTCGCTTGAGGTCAGGGCCTGCAGCTTGCAGTCCGCCTCGGCCCGAATCACCGTGTACTGCCGCGGCTCGAGGTCATCCCCGACGCGGGCGGCCATTGTCTTGGCCGTGGCCAGCAGCGTCGCCGCCTGGTCGCGCTTGTTGGCAATGATGTCGACCCGCCGGCCCGGCCCGGTGGTCATCTCGTACAGGGCGAGGGCGGCCATGAACGTGGTCTTGCCCGCCCCGCGGGCGACCTGAATGATGGCAAACCGGGTGCGGCGGATGCTGGGCTTCCCCTTGCCGCCCTTGATCTTCCAGCCGTACAGGCCGGCCACCACCCACAGCTGCCAGTCGAGCAGCTCGTAGTCGGCGTCGTGGTCGTCGCCGACCAGGCCGCAGCCGCGGACGAACTCGGCCACCCGCTCGACCTCCGCCCAGTCCATCCGGATGTCCGTCCGCTCGAGGTCATCCATGAACCGCTGGGCCTGCCACCCGATCCAGCGGCCGGCGGGCAGACGTCCGGCAATCACGGACCTGACGTACTTGATGACTCGCTGTTTGGCTGTAAGTGACTTGGCTACAGGCATTTAGAATCACGGACAAGAGGTCGTGTGGATTTTGCGTGG